GCAGATGCAATTATAGTTAAATTAAGTAGTGGTTCAGATGAATTTAACAAAACCGTGTTTTAGGAAACACCGTTTTATACCGGACGTATACTACTTTGCGGCGATGTGATTAACTATTCAGGTGTCGATGATACAGTCGAACACAATTTTGATTCTGGGTCACAAAAAACAATATCAAGTTTACGTGTTCAATTTTATTATAGTAGTAATAATCGTTTAATACCATACGATTTTAGAAACGCAAATCATATACTTAAACTTGCAGTAACGTGTTCTACTGATAAATTGGAGAATGTTGCTAAAGTGGAACGAGACTTTTCTCTTCCACCACCTATGAGTATCCCCGAATTGGAGGATCCGCGTAGATGGGATGCGTTTATATCTATATTTATGGTAGTCGCAACCGGTTTATTTTTACTTTTAGTTATGCGTAAACCGAAAATTATCGAGTAACCGCGAAGATTGGTTGCGATGGCTTTTGGACACGCGTGGAAACACGGGAGATACCAACATAGACCAAGATAGACAAGAGAGTCGTAAACAAGGCAGTGAGTGTGTAGTTCATGCCACCGTTCTTGTTGACCTTAACAACCTGGTTAACCAACCACCTGACCAAGTCCATCCAAGACAAAGCGGCGGCAAAGGAGAATCCCGCAACAATGGCGTTGAGGGATTGGGATTCGAGTTCGCGCGTGACGAGCGTAACAGTTTCGGCAGCGGTAGACATTTTTTATATACAGTATCCTGAGATTTTAATCTGGGAGTAAATCTTCTTCGACTAAAATTTCTTTATAATATTTTGGGTTTAAATACCCATTTAACATACCTACATTAACTGGTTCCGGTTCCTTTTCTGATTCCGAATCGGAATCGGAATCAGAATCAATTTCCGAATCGGAATCATCACATATCTTAAAATACTTAGATTTCTTCGTCCACCCCGTCGGACCCGATGTGTTCATTACTATCTATGGCATTTTTTAACATCCATTCTGACGGATTTTTTGGTTCCCATGTATTCCAACTGTCGTACGCCATATTCATTTTTACGAACTTATATTCTCTTCCTGAATATCGCGTAAAAGGAACATCTTCGTCTTCTTCAATTTCAATATCTTCCTCGTCTTCCGAAGATTCTTCTTCATATATTTCTGGAAAATGTGAACCCATTTTTTTACCAACTTCATTCATAGCACAATATTTCATGGCATATTCCATGTCTTCGGCGAGAATCATATCACGTCCACACGCTTTTGCGTATTCTGCTGCGAGTACCATAGACCGTTCGAGAACAGGCTGGATAATATTAATAGCAGATTCCTGTATTTGTTCCATTAAGTTTATATTCGCGTCTTTTTCTTGTTGATTCATTATAAGTTAAACAGTGTTTTAGCAATACCGTTTTCTACACGGAGTATGTTATAACTTAGGCCTAAAACTCTAAGTTCTCTTTGTGCATATATATCGGGTGTTATTTTCATTTTTACTATTTGATCTTTAATTAAACTAAAGTTTCTTTGACCTGTTGGGTACCACCGTTCTGGTTCAAGTGCAAAACTATATGAATAATATCGTCTGAACAATTGCGTTCGCGTGTGATGTATACCACTTTGTACTGCGCGTAAGTTAATAATACTACCCGTTTTTTCATCTAATATAACTGAGTCGTCGAGTATAAGTTCCAGACTTTTTAAGTGTTCATAATTTGTATAATCATTATTATACAATTGAAATACAGAATCATAATCAAAATTACTTACAAAATGACCATCTGTAACTTTTCTTAATCTTTGTACGATGAAAAAAAGTTCTTTTATAGGATTTTTAAATTGGAGTCTGTGAGTAACATCTATATAATTATCTAAAGTTGCATCTATTGGTATTATAGATTTACTTTCGTGTATTTGAGTTATAATGTAATCTGTTCTTTGATTACTTATCTTTTGTTTTTCTTCTTCGTCTAATGAAATCATTTCAGTGGTTAGTTTTATACTTTTTATGAGTCCTTTTGGAGACTCCCCGGTATAATAAGATTCTTGATCTGCTGTATGTTTACCGTATATACAGTCTTTTACATCTCTCAATTTTATGACTATCTCTACTTCTTGTTGCGTTATGGCACATAATGGTATCGCAAGTTCAGGAGTATTATAAAAGTAAAAAGGTATATCGATAAAATATTTGGTATCGGATGTTGCGTACCCAAGGTATCCCAATATAGAGTTATTTGTAACGGGTGTACCTGAAAATTCTAGGGGTGGTTTACCGATAAGTTTGTCTAAATTGTGTTGTTTCGTCTGCGTGACGTAGTTATCCGAATAAATTGCTAAGAAATCGCTTGGTACGCGTTGTATAACTTCACCACCTATAACGAGTTCGACATATTCAATCATGGCATGACCTATAGATTCTACGTAACCAAATCCGTCGTACCCAGATTTTAAATTTTGATCTATAGCACTTAATTCAACTTTCAAACTCACGGTTTTGAGAAGGTCGCCTTGGTCTTGAGGGATGGTACACTTTATGATGTTCCCGAACTCAATTTCACCATAAACATCTAAGTCTACAAAGAATGGTGCAAAGTTTGTGTGTTTTTGAAAATTCTTTATGAAATATGTATACTCTGGATTATCCGTGAAAAATGCGTCCTGTGGTCCGGATGTTTGTAACTGAACACGTCCAGCCATTACTAGTATAAGGTACTAAAATTTTAAACCCCCGAGACCGCTTTGAATATGTAACACGTTATAGTTTACTGCATATACGTATACTTTGTGTTCAAAATTAGTGTCCGGTGAATCGAGTTCAATTTCAATAAGATTATGAGCTATTCGACTCATATTTACCTGCCCTGTTGGATAATATGTTTCGGGCTTCATTGAAAAACTGTATACTCCAAAGTTGTTGTCGGTAACACCTGTATAGTATTTCAAAGGCTGTTCATAACTGAGCATTAAATTATCAGCATCTATTATTGTATTGTTGTTAAATTTCATGTTAACGTGTTTTATTGGATTAAGTTTATAAACGTCATCACTTACAGCCAAAAAGAACATTTCCTTGACAGGATTTTTAAAATTGAGCATACCCGCTTTTTTTGATTCACCCACTTTAAACTTAAACTGTGACATCTGGAGTTGTGTTATAACATATTCTATAGGACGTGTAAGTAAGAAATTCTTTTCATCTTCCGTGACAAAATAAAAATCTGTGACGAGTGATACCTTTTTAATTGACGATGAAATATCAGTAGGTGGATTTGATACAATATTGGTGTCTCTTGTGTAAGTTACAGTTACTTCATTCAACTTTTTAAACTTTATGTGTATTTCAACGAGTTGTTTTGTAAGTGCACAAACGGGTATAGCTAAACTTGGGTGTCTAAAAAAATAGAATGGTAAAAATATCGTGTAGTCCCAATCATACGAAACTGATATATAATTATTGTGTCCCGTTAAAAAATAGAGTGTTTGGTCTATATCGTCTTTATTGCTGTGTATTTGGTTATACATGTATATATAGTCACCCGTAATACGCTCTATGGTCTGACCACCTATTTGAAGATCAGCGTATTCTATTATTCTTGATCCTATAGATTTATTATACCTTACATTGTGTATGTTTATTTGACCACCCATATTAGAATGAACTTCACAGTAATAATATAAAGTCGATGGTGCATTATTAGGTACCGTAAAAGTAACAGTACCCTGTTCTGTACCCGAACCTGTAATACCATTGGTATAAGGTGTTTGAATAACACCACCATCTCTACCATCAGGAGTTTCTGAAAACCAAAATGGATGTCCAACTGTGTTTACGTTAAATGTATACGTAGAACCTTCGTAAAGTGTGAGTGTGTCTTGTTGAACACCATCTATATAATATTTAAGACCAGATTGGGTAACTTCGAACGTTTTATTTCCTGTAGTTGGTTCCGGTAAAGTAAATTTAAGCATCATACTCCGTATGAGGTCTCCTTTATTTTTGGGAATGCGACATTCTACAGTTGCATCGTAATCTACATCACCATCGAACGGTGTTTCTATAGATTCTATTGAAAATTTCGTGTGCCGTTTAAAATTCATCAGGAAATACGAAAATTCGGGATCACCAGTAAGCCATTGGTCCTGGATACCCGTGACAGCAAGGTTTAATCGACCAGCCATTCTTACTTTACGTGAGTAAAATTTTATGAAATAAAACGAGGCAGTACAATAGATGAATCTTCAGTTGAGAAAATTCAAACCTGAAACTATGGCGGATGATAAAGTGTGTGTATTTATCGGTAAAAGAAATACAGGTAAATCAACACTCGTTACCGATATTTTGTACCATAAAAAGCATTTACCAGCCGGGATAGTTTTATCGGCAACAGAAGAAGGTAATCATTATTATCAACAGTATATACCAGACCTTTTCATATATGGAGATTACGACAGGGAAGCCATTGAACGCGTCATGGATAGACAGAAAAAACTTGTGGGTATGGGAAAAACAAATTGTGGAGCTTTTCTTCTTTTAGATGATTGTATGTACGATTCAAAGTTTATGAAAGATACATGTATTCGTCAATGTTTTATGAATGGGCGACACTGGAAGATTTTTTTCATGCTCACGATGCAATATTGCATGGATCTTCCACCAGCACTCAGGGCAAATGTTGATTATGTATTTATTTTACGTGAAAACATTATTCAAAATCGTGAAAAGTTGTATAAATCTTTTTTTGGGATTTTTCCAAGTTTCGAGATGTTCAATAAAGTTATGGATTCATGTACTGAAAATTACGAATGTTTGGTGTTAGATAACACTTCTAAAAGTAACAGAATAGAAGATTGTGTGTTTTGGTACAAAGCGACACTTCGTAAAAATTTTAGAGTTGGTGCACCAGAATATTGGCAAACCCATAAAAAGATGTTTAACCCAAGACATGGTAACATGAAAGGAGGTGATCCCAAATCAGTTAAAAAGAATACACCATTCAAAGTTACGAAAAAGAAATAAATGAATTTCATCAGACGAATATGTAATTCGAAAATGGTATACCCGTATACAAAATTTAACGAACTTTCAATAGGTCGATGTGATGGATATTACATATATGTAAACGTATGTCACGATACAAAACGTATCTATTTTAACGAATCTATGTCAGAATGTGAAAAAACAAACGATTTACCAAAGATTGCAAATACATTTTTAAGTTTGTATCCGAGGTATATTTTATATTCAGGAGATGCGTCAGTGACTGAGTCTAAAAACCTATGACTACATAAATGACGGACATTGTAACGATGAACTTATCTGATACCAATGATGGTATGGTATCTTTAAATAATAACCAAGGTACATCTTTTGTGTCAAAAAAACCCCCGGAAAAAAATATTGAATCACAACAAACGATGGACTCTACTCCAATTTCCGATATTATGGGTCAAGCGGAAGACCCACTTGAACCCCCAATGATGGCACAAGATCCACGCATGACGCAAATGCAAATGCAAATGCCCATGATGATGGCACAACAACAACAACAAGTCGCTCCTCAGCAAACTACTCAAAAAACTACTGAATCTAAAAATCCATTTGGGCTTACTGATGACCAATTTGAAGCACTTATAGTTGCTGTATGTGCTGCGGTGGCTATTAGTAAACCTGTCCAGGAAAAACTAGTAAACTTCGTTCCATCATTTTTGAACGAACAGGGAAATAGAAGTGCTATTGGCTTAGTATCGACCGGTATGGTCGCAGCTGTTGCCTTTTATATCGCGAAAAGATATGCTTAATACGAAGGGGTATTAAAATGTTTATACATTTGTTTACCAAACGCATAATAGGAAATAAGAAATCCAAATAGTAAACCAACTGCGCGAAGTCCCAATACAGTACTTGTACTTTTCGTAGTTTTACCATAATTTTTAAAATCTTTTTCAAACCTCTTATTCGTTTTAGAGATGCCAGCAACTATACCCATTCCAATGAGTGTAGATACCATTAAAAATGGTGTGTCTACTGCTAAACGGCCGAATATATTACCACCACGCGTTAACGCACTTGTTAAACTGGGTACAACAACCATTAGCAGACCCATGTTTATCCATTTATCATTTGTTAAAAGTGGTGTACTTGTTGTTAAAAGTAAAATATTGAGTAGACCATACGCCATTATTAAATCTGAAAAAGACTGCATTTTATTAATAACATAGATTATTTATCCTGGACGTGTTTACCACAAAATTTAGTTCTTTGTGGTATTTCTTGGTATACACCTAAAGAAATGCATATATTTCTAAGTTCTTTGAAATTTTCCCAGAATTTTTTACTATGTGAATATTCGTCTACGGTACAATGTGCAAGTTCGTGTAATAACACGTGAAATATCTCGTTTGGTTCACCATCAATACATATACCTATATCATTGCCTTTATTGACATTATAACCAATAGACCCATTTAAACGTCTATGTGCGGTAATGGGTATTTCTTTATACAGTATTTTGAACTCTTCATTATTCGTTTTCTTAAGGTGTTCCCTGAGTGTCCTGTATTTTTCGCGAACTTCTTTCAATTTTGGTGGTTCCTGTATGTTTATGAATAGTAGTATATTTATGATAACGAGGAGTAATACAATTATCATCTCTTATATACAAAGATAAATTTACTATACAAATCCGAAACTGGGTTTCCTTTAAGATCTTCCCATAGTGTTAAAGTAAACCCCAAATCTTCCATACGTGTAAATAACATGTCTTTGTGTGCAATGGGCTCAACTTTAGGTCCATCGGCATAATACGGTGTATCGGCTAAGTGGACGTATAACTTTTCGCCAAAGTTCCCCGAACTCGTTTCTTTCGTTAAAAAGTAGTTCCCGAGATCGTCTCTTACGGGTGTTTTCATGATAATC